CACATTGTCATCTAATTCTTAAATAAGAAAACGTCTCTACGAACAACATTGTATCGCTTTCGATGAAATACTTCAATCCGCGCCTAAAAATGATACACTGGATGCATGTCTTCATGCATGGTCTTCCTATCATGACACCGTTTGCACAGCGCCTGCCAGTTGCTCCGGTCCCAGAACAGTGCCTTATCTCCTCGGTGCGGAACCATGTAATCCACCACCGTTGCTTTCGTAAATTTCCTCTGCTTCTTACATGAAAGTCGCAAATACACCAGATATAGCTTTTCGTTCACCTCAACTGTATTCACATAAAAGTATGCATCCCCAGGTATGGTTTCATCCTCTTCAATTAACTGAAGAAGAGCTTTTACTAGCCAGTTTCCATATGTGTCTACATCTATATACTTCACAACCAGCTCATTCATTGAAATGAGCATTTTTTATATTCGCTTTTAACACTTCGATCGAATTTTACTTAAAACAATCGGATCATTGCCCGGAAACCCCACACCTAGATTCTTCCCTTGCTTATACTTGGTCGCATTTGACTTCTCCGTAGATTTGGCAAGATCCGGATATGAAGGGTAGAAAACCCTGATCAGGTCTTTCAGAAAATTCGCTTCTGTAGTACCAGCCTGAGAGCGGCCGTAACTATTCCCGCCGCGACCGTGTTTCTTCATTGCTCGAGTCAGCAATATAAAAAATGTCCCCCCACAAAGACGTGGATAGTCATTCAAAGCCCCCATGAATTTTGCACCCTTCCATAAAAAGAATCCTTAACAACCTTAACAACTCATCAACAACTTTATCTTCAATTGACCGAAGCCTTAAGTACTTTACGATCTAAATCAGAATAGTAGCCACAACCCTCCACAAATCGGAGCCTCGACAAGTTCCCTCGAACAGAAAAAAGGATCTCTGCTGCCCCGGAGCGTGATGACACCGGATTGCAGAAATCCCTTGATTTAGCGGCTTTCTCAGCCTCCCATTATGTATTTCTTGTCAGCAAAACCACCGTCTCGACTGTGTTTTGTTTGAGCAACCGAATTGTATCGCCTTCAGAACCTTCATAAAACACCGGAAATCCTAAATGCAGCTGCTTTAAGATGCGTCCGTCTTCCTGTCTTTCAGGGTACAACTCGATCTCGTCAATGAAATCTCTCATGAACCTCTTCTTTTCGAGATCGGTCATCTTAAAGTACATTCTATCAAAACTCAGGAGAACTTTATAGAGCTCATCTGCAGTAATTTTCTCTCCGTAGGCTCCGCTGATCTTCTCTTCGATTTCAGCTATTGTGTCCTCCAGCTCTGATATCCGGTCGTACAGGATATCCAGTCTGTCGTGCATATCCTGATACTTTCTGTCATAGTGCTTGTCGTTTACATCCAGCCTGTCCAGCATTTCCGCCAGCTTCTTCTTTGCTCCCACAACCTGACGAAGCTGTTCCCTGACCTGATCCCTCTCAGCTTCCAGTGATGAGACATCCACCTTCTCGTCCATCTTCATCACCATGTAATCCTTAAACTGCGGATCCGCCACCATATCCAGGATGATCTGCTCTACTTGACTGTTAAGCTCCACCTGACTCAGAACCAGTCGAAAATCACAGAAATGCGTTTCGTCTATCTTTGTACGATGCAGGCACTTATAATACCAATCATCCTTGTACTCGACGGACTTCTTGTTCTTACGCCGTCTGACGGTTCCCACAAGACTCCGGCCGCAAATCGGACATTTGATGATACCCGTCAGAATGTGCTCATGATCCATGCTGTGCGTCTTATTCCATTTGACGCCGGTATCTTTTCGCCTGAGCCTTGTCGCCTCCCAGAGATCCCGGTCTATGATCGCCTCATGCATCCCGTCCACGACCATATAATCATCAGCCATGACCCGCTTATATTCATCCCTGCTGCCTTTGACCTTTTCGGTCTTATGCCTGCCGTAAACGATCTTTCCGGTATAAACGGGATTATCAAGGATCTTCATGATAAAGCTTCTGGCGAAATAATTCAGTTCCTTCTTCTTTACCTTCTTTTTCGTATATCCGTGCTGATTCAGATAATCACAGATCCGGTCAGCTCCAAGCCCTTCATGTGCAAACTTTGTAAAGATGATCTTTACGATCTCCGCCTCTTCCGGATTGACGATCAGCGTGCTGTTCTTGGAATCCAGCGTGTACCCGAATGGAGCCTGTCCGCCGTTCCACTTGCCCTCTCTGGCTTTCTGGCGGCGTCCTTCCATCGTCTGTACCAGAATGTTTTCTCTTTCTATTTCGGCAACAGCGGACAGAACCGTAATAGTCAGCTTACCGGAATCCTTGGAAGAATCAATCCCGTCTTCCACGCAGATCAGGTTTACACCAAAATCCTGTATGTACTGAAGGGAATTGAGGACATCCGCCGCATTTCGTCCGAATCTCGAAAGCTTGAATACCAAGATGAAATCCACTCCGTCACGATCCTCAGCCACATCATTCAGCATCTGTGAAAACTCCGGTCTGCCGGTAATGTTCTTTCCAGATTTTCCTGCGTCGCAGTATTCCCTGACGATCTCTATATCCTGAAAATCCGCGAACTTCGTCAGCCTCTCCCTTTGGGCTTCAAGGCTGTAGCCCTCCACCTGCATTGATGTGGATACCCTTATGTAGATATAACACTTCAGTTTTTTCTTCTTCATACTGCCGCCTCCATATACTCTGTGTCTTCTGTCAGCATCCGGAACGCCTTCAGCGCGTCCATGATAGCCAGTTCCTTTTCAACCGGGCATACCGGCACACGATTTTTGTTCTGCTCCGGCTTGTTATAAGCAATCCCGATATCTATGCCGTATTTCCGCTTTATCTGAGCGATGTATAATGATGAGACCTTCATCCCCGTATGCTCCAGTACATAAGCCCTGATCTCTGCGTAGGTCGCCTTGGCTTCCGCCACCGTCACCTGTACTTCGCTGCAATCCAGCACAAAGGCGATTTCATCATCAGGTTCACCCTCTGCTCCTATCCAGGTCTCGATCGTATCCGTTTCACCGTACCGGACAGGGAATCGGAAATGAATGCTCTTCAGCACCCTTCCGTCTTCCTGCTCTTCCGGATAAACCTCTATCCGTTCAATAAACTGACGGTACAGTTCCCTTTGTTCCTCGGAAGTCAGCTTTTCATAGAACTTTCCGAAATTCTTCAGGATCTTCTTTATCCCTTCAATAGAGCTGACACCCTGCCTGGCTTCGCTGCACTTCTTCTTTATCTTCTTAAGCGAAAGCTCCAGGGATTCTATCCTGTCATAGATATCATCCATCTCCTCTTGGATCCGCTCATATTCCGTATCGTAGTCATCAGACAGAACATCCAGATTATCAAGCTCCGCTCCGACGCGGTTCTTCTCATGTTCCTGATGATACAGATCCTTGCGGATTTCCTTCATCCGCTTCTCATAAGCCTCTACAGATTCATCACCGCCGGCAGCCATCGCCATTGCCTTTTCAAATGCCGGATGAGCCGCCAGATTACTGACAATCTCAAATACCGCAGAATCGATCTTCGCCTGGTTATAAGTATGCTTGAACTCGCAAGTCCTTCCGGCTGATTTCCTGTAGTAACGACAGGAATAATAATGAATGGTCTTGTAATGACCGCCGCGGTTCTTATTGACATGCTTGTTCTTCGTTGCAATAAGACCGTTCCCGCAGGCGGGGCATTTGATCAGACCGGATAGCAGGCTCACGCGATCAGGTTCATCCACCTTTTCCTGTCTTCCGGAAGAAGCCTCCCGCTTTTCCCGTGCCTGCTGCCACAGATCTTCATCTATGATTGCCTCATGGATCCCGTCAACCTCAACCGCATCTTTCGGATTCTTCCTTATGCCCTTGATATTTGTCCTGCGGAAATAATTGATCTTTCCGTGATAAGTTGGATTATCAAGGACATTCACGATGAAGTCATATGTGAACGGCTTTACTTCGCCCTTGCTGATTCGGCTGTATCCGTTGTTGTTCAGCCAGATCGCAACTCCATTCAGTGTTCCGTCATCCTGTATATACCGGTCAAAGATCAGCTTCACAATTTCTGCCTCTTCCGGCTCTACTACCAGTTCCTTATTAACACTGCGGTATCCATAAGGAGCAGGTCCTCCAGGCCATCCGCCGTTAAGAATCTTCTGCATCTTACCAGCCATGAACTGAACATTGATGTTCTCACGCTCGATCTCTGCCACGGCAGACAGAATTGTCAGCGTCAGCTTTCCGCCCGGCGTAGAACTGTCAATGGCGTCTTCCACACAGATCAGATCAACCTCATAATCTTCCAGAAGCTGAAGGGACTTCAGTATGTCCGCCGCATTCCGTCCGAACCTGGACAACTTGAACACCAGAACAAAAGAGATATTGTCCTTCTCGCTGGATATATCATCCAGCATCTGCAGGAATGCCGGTCTTCCGACTATGCTCTTTCCGGATTTTCCCGCATCGCAGTATTCACCGGCTATTTCAAGGTTCTTATAGTCCGCATACTCGCGGAGGCGTTCCTGTTGTGCCTCCAGGCTGTACCCTTCCGTCTGAGCTGCCGTAGAGACTCGCGTGTAGATATAGCATTTCTTCTTTCTCACCGTATCCCTCCCTTCGGTTGCTCATCGTCACACAGTACCTCGGAACTTCATTATGTCGGGCTTTGATAGGTTTGTCAGCGCCCCTTTTGAAGTTTTTTCACCACCCAAAAATCGCCGGATCACAGATCTGTGTCCGACGATTCCTGTTCCTGCTTCTCTGCTGCCGCATGTTCCTCAGCCTCTATCTCTTCCAGAACCTCTTTCCCGTACTTTTCTATCATTTCCACCAGAAAATTCGCACAGCGTTCCATATTAGCCTTTGCCTTCGGACTAAGCTCTGCAGGCTTAACTCCGTCCTTATATTCCAGGATAAACATACCTTAGACCTCCTTTGGCTTTTCTGGAGGTCTAGGTATGAGTTTGGGCTGTTTTCCGATTTTTGAGCAAAAAAATAACGGCCGGCAGAGAAATCAATCCCCACCGACCGTCATTCTTAAACTCTCTTCACAAAATCCAGACTGATCCATCCGATTCCGCTCTTCAGTTTCCCCCACATCGAAGCACCTGCTCCGGAAGATATCTGAACTATCGTGAACACACCCGGTTCAATAAAGCGAACCCTCTTGTAGTTCGTACCGGGGCCAGACCTGATATTCAGATCAGAGATACTGACCTTCACCAGAAACGGCACCTTCTCCGCAGTCTTCGGCTCATACACCACGTTGCCGTCAGCATCGAACACCTTATATCCCGGATTCTGATCCGCGCATTTCTTCGCATTGTCCAGAATCTTATAAGCGCCCTTCTGGCTCTTGCTGTCAGTCCAACTCTTACGGACGCGGTACCAACGGATCACTTCACCGCCGCCGGAATCCTTCGCGTCATACTGCGTCAGGTTCCACTTCTCGATGATGGAGCAGAGCTTTTCCACATAAGTCAAGCTTGTGGCGTAACCGCCGTCCTTGATGATCTGCACAGCTTTCTTATAATCCGTGCATCCCTTCAATCCATCATACCTGAGCTTCTTTCCGTTCTTCGCCCCAAGCAGATAAGCGGAATGATCGGCAATCGAATCCTCAATGCAGGGATATTTGCGGAAATCCGCCGTGATCGTCTCATAGCTTCCGTCCGTGTGCTGTTCCTGCGTCTTCTTCGTGTACTTACTCTTTCCATCCCAACTGGAACCGCTCCAAGTGTTCCCGGACAGGCTGCACTTCATCCCGAAAATATTGTTGGCATTCTGCGCAAGCTCGCTCTTGCCGTACCCGGATTCCAGAATGAACTGAGCCAGCGATACCGATGCCAGGATGCCGCTCTTCTTCATGTCAGCCGTGAAAAGCGCACCGGCCTTCTTGATCGCATCCGCCTCGGACAGATCCTTCAGCACAGCCGCCTGCGTACCCTTTGATGCAGAACCACCGCCAGAACCCGAATCTGATCCCTGCAGAGCCTTCGTCACCTTCTCAGCCAGATCACCCATCCTCGCGTACATCCAGTTACCCGGACAGCTTTTATTCGCAAACCACCTGTGAACCGTCAGAATCATCTCGCCGCTCTGCGGGGAATAATTCAGCGTCTTATCCTTATCCCCGAACCAGATTAGCTTGTTCTTGCCGTTACGCTTGCAGATATCGACACAAAGCTCGATCAGCCTCTGATAAACGATATCCCTGAAAGCATAAGGCTCCGTGGTATCGGACGCGCACTCGATCGTGATCGCCCTCTGGTCATTCGCTCCGGAAGAGGAACACCACGAACGGTTCTTCTCTTCCACATACATCCCGACACGCCCGTCCTTGTCGATTCCGTAATTGCTGGATGCCTGTGTGCTGCTCTTATAAAACCAGTCACCCAAACCTTCCGCCGTACACTGGCCGACCACGCAATGAGGCGTGATCCTATCAATCGCCATCGTCCTCTGCCCGGAATGATTCGGGGATAACTTCGTATAAACTACCATCGGACTATTCGTGTATCCCATTACTTCTCACCATCCTTCTTCTCATCGGAATCTTCCTTTTCAGCCCTGTCGTGGAGCTGTTCCAAAACCTTATGCAGCTTCGTAGGAATCGGAAGCCCCAGATACGCTGCATTCTCCACTACCGAAAGCCCTTCATTGCTCAGGTAAAAGAAAATGATCGCAGTTCTCAGCACTCCGGTCTCTCCAAAGATCTGAACATCCAGAAGGTGTCCGATGCCTACCAGTGCAAAAATAAGAACCTTCCTGCAGATTCCCTTGAACCCCACGGCAGACGAAAGCTTCTTATCCGCCACCGCGCACATGATCCCAGTGATGTAGTCCAACACCACAAAAGCCAGAAGCGCATAAAGCAGACCGTCACATCCTCCAAGGAAATACCCAAGCCAACCACCTACCGCCGCAAAGATCGCCTGAATCACATTCCAAAACTCTTTCATCGCAAATCCCTCCATTTCGTTGCAAACTAAAAGGGACAGCCGAAGCCATCCCCTCAAAACAGTTATTCAGTTGCCCGAAGCCTTACACCGTCTGCTCCGTCAGTGTATAAGTGATCTTCATTGTCTTATCCGCATTCTTCACCACCGCCTGACTCAGATTGCAGATGGTAGCCAGATACGGAGTCAGGATCCATGTGTACCTGTACTGGTTCAAATAAGCGCCACCCCAGGCAAAGACATATTCCTTATACCGGAAGAACGGTGTGGAAACATTCCCGCATCTCTCCCCGGCAAATGTTGCGATCACGTTATCATTCACATCAATCTCAAAATCATAAGCCACGATAATGTCATTGATGATGGACATGCAGCAATCACAGCTTCCTGTCTCGCCCAGACACTTCATGGTTGATGTGAATCCCAGGCTGATCAGAGTCACATCCGTGCTGTTGGAGATGTTAATCTTGTAAACACCGGTCTTGTCATAAGACGGCACATACAGATATCCATTCCTTACCACAGCACTTCTGTTTCCGGACGGATAACTCGATCCCTCCTTGAAGCTTCCCATCGTCATCAGCGTTGCATTGGAAAGCGTCCACTGACCTTCCGTAAATGTATAGTCGCTCTTCCTGATCTTGATCCAGAGCACCGTTGCGCTGCCGGAGGAATTTCCCTGATTGGCAAATCCATACCAGTACCCATCGCCGCCATCCATAAAGATTCCATACGGCGTATAGCTTCCGTAGAAATGGAAGGTGCTGCACTGGAGAACTGTTGTATCTTCCAAAGTCAGCGTAGAATCATCCAGCTTCTCATTCAGGCCGATATCGAATACCGGAATCCTGTACCTTTTGATTGTGACAGTGTTGCTTGCATAGCAAAGCGCATATAGCTTCGCATTCTCAAAATCCACCGTCACACAGCGGAACAGATCATTGATGAAGCCATCCCCATCATCCAGGCTGACCTTCTTAATCTGAAGCAGAGTGCTGTCCACCGCCACTTCAGATCCGTAAGCATTAGCCCCACCATGTTTTGATGTCAAACCAACCGCCGCAATTGTTCCATTCCCCTGCGAAGGCGTAAACTCCCAGACAAACTTGAACCCATCCGACAGCTTCATACTCTCTGTCAGGTTCATGCTGCCCCTCTTCGTGTTAGCCGTGGCATTAACATCATTACTGGCATAAGCCACCGGCAGATTCGTTGACGGTAGATAAAGGTTATCTGCCTGCTCCGTAATGGAACTCGGAAAAAGCAGGATGCCTCCGATCATATTCGGACAGATCGGAAGCAGCTCTTCATTCCAAGTCAGCGAATCATCATATTGTCCGCCGGCTTTATACATGACACCCATCGGATTTACTCCAAGAATGTCATTGACGGCATTGGTTACCATGTTGGTCTCCGATACCGTCTCCACAACACCAGTATTCACATCTTCCAGTTCCAAGACCAGATTTCCTGTATATCTCTTCATAAAAGCCTCCTAACTATTGCTTCCCGGCACATCTACCGGCATGGCAAATCCGCCCACGCTTGTTCTTCCTGACTTCACATCCGAATAGAACCGCTTCACGGTCTCCTTGATCTCCCAGACATCACTCTCAGTAAATGTCTTCACCTGCAGCCTGTCAGTCTGAGAACCGTTTCCGATTCTAAACAGATCTACATACTCTTCAATATCGATCCTTCCATCCCATGCTGCAGAAGCGCCCATGCTCTGACCAGAAATAGAAGCGATACACATCCCTGTATCCACCGCAGCCGTGCCGCCTTCGCAGCGCATATAGACATTGAAGATATTCGTGTAGTTCGGCACCACATTCTCGATCGGATAATACAGAAGAATCGTATGCCTTCCTGAGTGCCAGTTCTCCTGTGGATAATGCACCGGGATCATCTGGTTATTGAACTCAAAGGAAAAGATTACATCCGCATGACCGTCCTCCTGCCAGTTCATAGGAAGCGACACCGTTATGGTCTGCTCTTCCGTATTGCCGATCACCACCGGTTCTTCTTCAGGATCATCCGGATCCACCGGCAGATCATCAACCGGGACAGACGGGATTACCACATCCCCGGATGCCGTAACAGATCTTGTCACCGGCTGAGCCGTTACATCCACGATCACCTGCCCAAAGAACTGAGCATGGTTCGCTTCCGTCGTGGCAAACTCTATGGAAATGATCTTCGTATCAACATCCCTGACCGTAAATGCAGAAGCATTGGTGAAGGTATGGATCCCGATCTTTCCTGCCTCGATCTGAGCCAAGAGCCCGGAGATATTCTTATCATTCTTACTCTTCGCCTGTGACAGCTTCGGATTCTTTCCCACACACTTGATCGCCTGCCTGCCACCGATCTTGATGCTGTTGGAAGTGATACAAGCAATCTTTGTCGCATCCGCCTGACCGCCGGTAAAGGAAAGGATATCCCCCACATCCAAAGCAGGATTTCCTATTGTGTCCGAATCAAACGGCACATAGTTCACCACAGACAGGTCATTCAGGATATTCGTACAGAGCTGCCGCCTTGTTTCTTCCAGACCAAACTGTAGAAGCGGATTCACTCCCAGATTCATCGTCAGTCCGTCATCCGGATCCAGCGCATAATACTCTGCAATCTGTGTCCTTAAGTTCGTTGATGAAACAGCCGTATATCTTGTAATAAAGTCTGAAAAGCTGGAAGTAAACCTGTGCTTCCTCTCCACAGTCAGAACAGACTGATTGCCATACTTCTTCAGTTCCAGCTCCCCGGCTCTGTTGATCACGAAAAAGCCGCCAAGCACCTGTCCCACATAGAACAGTACATCGCGGTAAGTCTCAATATCATTATCAGAATAAATGGACAGGTTTTCAGACCCGTTCGGCATCGCCTCTATGGTCGCTCTGTCCTGAGCCAGCGTCACATCGCAGGCCGTGGAGCAAAGCACCATGAAATCATAAGCATTACCGATGGATTCCAGAGAAGTAAATGCCTTCTCAAATCGAACCATATAGTCATACGCCTTGATCTCCAAACACTTTGCTTTCCTGTTCGCCTCCGATACCTCAAAGATCCCCATCGGGATCGTTTCAAAGGAACCGCCCGCAATCTGCAGATGATAAAACAGCTCCACGATTGCATCTTCCAGCGTATACCTATTGATCTCGGAAAAAAGCGAGATTCCCATCTCCGCAGCATACACGGTTCCAAGCTCGATCTCCGTGCTTCCGCAGCACTGGCTTGTAATATATCCGCTCCCTTTGACCATATCTTCCTGGTCAAAGTTATAAACCGTCCCGGCAGTCGTAGTAATCCTGCCCGTCCAGTAGTATTTTCTGTTATTTGCCTTCACTGCTGTTAGGAAGGCGCTGCTCACTGGATACATAGCCTCCCTCCTTAAAACTCTTTCAATGTGAAGGAAACCTCCCACAAGCTCCCATAGCTTGTATCGCTGACCAACTTCACCTGATACCCGTCAATGTACATCTGCGTGTCCACGATATTCATGGTCTCCATGTCCAGATACCCCACGGTAATGCTTGCCAGCTTCTTATACGCCGAAAACTTATTCAGCCACTTCTTCGATACCCGGAAGGTCACGCCGATCTGAACCACGCCTTCCCTTACCACATCCCTCTGAGTGGTTCCTGCTTCCGTCACTCCGCCGCTGTCTGCCTCCACATCTGACAGATTCACGGAATAAGAGGCAGGCATCGGTATGTTTTCATTGTTGAAAACCAGATATTGCATATGTGCCATATTACCTGCCTCCACTTCTCAGATTCATTCTCTGCTGAGCTGTAACCACGATCTCATCGATCATGTCACCGCCGATATATACAGGAATCACGATATCTCCTGCCGAACCGCCACCGGCAAGAGCCGTGTTCAGTGCCGTATTGATACCGGAGATCAGCTCCGCACCATTCACACCGCTGCCGGAATAACCGCCCTGAGCTGCCATCACCCTCGGAGTAATGGTCAGGTCAGAAGTTACGCCGTTCATGGCGCTCTCGATCATACCCCGGCTCTTCTCAATGCCCTTCGCCAAGCCTCCAATAAAATCAGGCATCCACTTCTCGTAATCCGTCAAAGGCCCTTCATCCGGCACGGAAAAATGCAGGAAACTCCGGATCTTATCCGCAACCGATGAAACCGCATCCCCGACCTTTCCGATCATGGACTTGATACCGTTCACGATACCGCCGATAAAATCAGCGCCCCACTTGAAGGCTTCCGATGCCAGGTTCTTCACAAAATTGATTGCCTTGTCAAATCCGCTCTTCACAGCGCCATAGATATTTCCGCAGACATTCTTGATGCCGTTCAGCATCGCATTGAACGCATTGGAAACAGCATTCTTTATGGCATTGGCCGCATTCGATACCGCAGACTTGATATTGTTCCAGGCTGTCGTGACCGCATTCCTGATGCCGTTCACGATATTTGTGATCGTGGTCTTAATGCCATTCCAAACCGTAGTTACCACGGACTTGATTGCATTCAGCACCGTTGTGATAGCAGTCTTGATACCATTCCACGCTGTACTCAGGAAAGTAGATATCGCTGTCACCACGGTCGTGATAACAGACTTGATCCCGTTCCAGATTGTCGTGAAAAAGGTTTTTATCGCATTGAACACCGTAGTTACGGTATTCTTGATCGTGTTCCATGCCGTAGTCAGGAACGTACTGATTGCATTCACCACAGTTGTAAAAATGTTCCTGATTCCTTCCCACAGACCGGAGAAGAAATCCTTGATCGCATTCCAGACTGTTGTTGCCGTAGTCTTGATTGCTTCCCATGCCGCCTTGAAGAAAGCCTTCAGTGCCTCCCACACGGCAATGGCAATCTCTTTGATGCTCTCCCACAAGTCGATCCAAAACTGCCGGAACTCTTCGCAGTTATTCCACAGATAAATAAACGCCGCCACCAGCGCCACGATCGCTGCTATGATCAGCACATACGGATTCGCTGCACATACCGCATTGAAAGCCGCAAACACACCCTTCGCCGCATTTATCACTCCTGCCAACTTCGGCACCAGAGTCATTATGGTACCGACAGCAGAGATCACTTTACCGACGATGATCAGTACCGGACCGATTGCAGCCGCAACCAGGGCAATCGTGACTATAACCTTCCTGGTTCCTTCATCCATCGAATTGAGCCAGTCCACAAACTTCTGGATCCACCCGACAATCGTTCGGATTGCGGGCATCAGCAGTTCACCAAAGGAAATCGCCAGCTCTTCCAGCTGGGACTTCAATATCTGTAGCTGACCGGCAAGGTTATCATTCATGGTCTCAGCCATACTTGCTGCCGAACCATCACAGTTATCAATGGCAGACGAAAGCTTTTCAATATCCGCTTCCCCTGCATTCATCAGTGCAAGGAATCCGGACATCGCATTCTTGCCAACCAACGACTCTGCCGCTGCCGCCTTTTCAGATTCAGACAAGCCTGAGAAAGCCGTCCTGCAGTCAGCCAGGATATCCGACAGATCCCTCATGGAGCCGTCAGCATTTGTTGTCGCAACCGTAACCTCTCCGATGGAAGAACCGCAGATCTTCACCTCACCTGACAGGTTATTCATAATCGTCCTGAGTGAAGTACCAGCCTGAGACCCTTTGATACCGGCATTGGCCATCAGACCAATCGCTTCTGCCGTATCCTCAGCGGAGAATCCCAAAGCGCCGGCAATCGGAGCGCAATACTTGAAGGTCTCGCCCATCATGGAAACATTCGTATTCGCATTACTGGATGCAGCAGCAAGGATATCCGCAAAATGCCCGGAGTCCTTCGCGGTGAGCCCAAACGCTGTCAGCGCATCTGTCACGATATCAGAAGTCGTTGCCAGATCCTCACCGGAAGCTGCAGCCAGGTTCATGACACCTTCGATGCCGGAAAGCATATCCTCTGTCTTCCAGCCGGCCATCGCCATGTAGTTCATGGCTTCCGCTGCTTCTGATGCAGAGAACTTTGTCTTCTCACCCATCTCACGGGCTTTATCCCTTAAGGCTTCCAGATCAGAGCCAGTCGCACCGGATACCGCTGCCACTTTACTCATGGCAGAATCAAAATCAGCGGCAGTTTTCACCGCCGCCGTACCAAGTCCAACAACACCCGCTGTCACAGGAAGGAACTTCTTTCCTACGTTTGTGACATTATCCCCGACCGTCTTCAGCTTCTCACCCTTAGCGGCAATTTCCTGAAGAGCCGTTCCAGACTGCTTCGCCTGTTCCTCTAAGGACTTCAGTTTCTGTTCTGTTTCAACGATCTCTCGCTGCAGACCATCATACTGGTCCTGTGTGATCGTGCCGTCTTTCAGTGCCTGTTCAGCCTGCTCCGCTGCCGTCTTTAAGGTCTCCAGCTTTTCCTTTGTTTCCTTGACGGCATCCCCCAGGAGCCTGTGCTTCTGTGCAAGCAGTTCCGTGTTCCCCGGATCAAGTTTCAGGAGCTTATCGACATCACGCAGCTGGCTCTGAGTATTTCTGATCTCTGTATTTACGCCCTTCAGGG